GGAAGTTTAATTAAGAAGGATTGGGTACAATGGTGGAACCACGAAGACCCACCGGACTGTGATTTTATTATTCAAACATATGACACGGCTTTCTCAACACGCACTACCGCTGACTTTAGTGTAATACAAACATGGGGTATCTTTCATTTTTATGAAGCAGATGAAGACGGAACTGAAGGTACAGCAGCTAATCTTATTCTATTAGGAAACAAAAGAGGAAGGTTTGAATATCCTGACTTGAGAAGGATTGCTAGAGAACAGTATGACAAACATCGTCCTGACATATGTGTAGTAGAAAAGAAAGCCAGTGGTCAGTCTTTGATACAGGACTTACGTAGAACAGGATTACCAGTACTAGAGTACATGCCAGACAAAGATAAAGTAACTAGAGTGTTCAGTGCGTCTCCCATGCTAGAGTCAGGCAGGGTCTGGTTACCTAAAGGTAAGGATTGGTCACAAGAATTATATGAGGAATTAATTTTATTCCCTTATGGAAAACATGATGACCAAGTAGATGCATTAACAATGGCAGTACATTACGTTAAGGAAAGCTGGCGTTTAGAACATCCAGAAGACCCAAGCTGGGAAGACGATGTTAATCCAAGAAGGCATAAGCGAGTTGCATATTGGCATTTTTAATGCTATAGTTAATTTTATTTATTATAAAAATAAAAGGTAAGTAACATGCCACTTAAGAAAACCAAAAGTCATAGAAAGGTTACATGATGCCAGCCAAACGAAAAAAAAGTAACATGAAGGGTATGACTATTGGTAGCGGAAATAAGCGACCTACTAAACAAGGAGCAGGTCTTTCTGCTAAAGGTGTGGCTAAGTATAGAAAGCAAAACCCCGGTAGTAAGCTACAAACAGCAGTAACAGAGAAAAAGCCTACAGGTAAACGAGCAGCACGTAGAAAGAGTTATTGTGCACGATCTGCAGGACAGATGAAGAAGTTTCCCAAGGCAGCTAAGAATCCTAACTCACGCTTGCGACAAGCACGTAAAAGATGGAAATGTTAGTTGACATTTATTTTTGAACATGGTATAAACCATGACTTAGTACGCCCTGACTACAAAGAATATAGATGTACTAAGACACCTTGTACCTGTACAATACCAGAAATGTGTAAAGGTAAATGGCGTAGATACCAAAAAGATGTAATGGAACACATACACTTAAAATTTAAGGACACATATAACAATGGCGACTGAACGCAATCCATTCGATCCTATTCCTAAAGTAGAAATTTCTATTATGGAAACACAGGTTTCTGAAGAGGTAGAAGGTGACTCACCTACAATGGAGTTTGATGAAACTGATGGCAGTGTTGTCGTTATGTTTGATAGTAATTTAGAAGAAGGTCTTTCTAAACAACAGATTAAAGACTCTGATGAAGACTTCTTTCGTAATCTAGTAGAAGATTTAGATGATGATGAACTACTAGATATCTCCAATCAAGTATGTGATAACTATGAAGCAGATAAAGACTCACGTGCTGATTGGGAAAGTATGTTTGAACGAGGCTTTGATCTGCTAGGTCTAAAGCTTCAAGAAGGTTCAGAACCATTTGAAGGTGCATGTACAGCAGTACATCCTATCCTTATTGAATCAGCAGTTAAGTTTCAGTCTAAAGCTACACAAGAATTATTTCCTGCTGCTGGTCCAGTAAAGACCCGTATCATTGGTAATGTTTCGGAAGAACGAGAAGCACAAGCACAACGAGTCAAAGAGTTTATGAACTACCAAGTTCAAGAACAGATGACAGAATACTTTGATGAGTTTGAACGGATGTTGTTTCATCTTCCTCTTATTGGTTCTGCCTTTAAGAAGATTTACTTTGATAGTAATCTTAATCGTCCTGTGTCAGAGTTTATTCCTATTGATCAGTTCTATGTATCTTATTATGCTACTGACTTACAGAATGCAGATAGGTATACCCATGTAATCTTCCGTAGTCCAGTCGAGATGCGACGAGACATGGCATCAGGAATGTACCATGATGAAGACCTACCAGATGCAGGTATGCCTAATCTTACACCTATTGCTCAGAAGATGGATACTATTATGGGAATGTCTCCATCAGGAGATAATGATCCTCAATACGTTCTTCTTGAACAGCATTGCTATCTTGATCTTCCCGGTAAGTTTGAAGATGAAGATAATGTCCCACTACCCTACATTGTTACAATTGAAGAACAGAGTAGGAAGGTTTTGTCTATCCGTAGGAACTACAATCAAGATGATCCGCGAAAAGAAAAGAAAACCTTCTTTACACATTATAAGTTTGTACCGGGATTTGGTTTCTATGGTCTAGGTCTTATTCACTTCCTCGGTAATCTAACGATGACTGCTACTGCTGCTATGCGTAGCTTGGTAGATGCAGGTCAGTTTGCTAACCTTCCCGGAGGCTTTAAGGCGAAAGGCTTACGAATTGTAGGAGACAATGATCCTATTAGTCCCGGTGAGTTTAGGGAGGTTGAGGCTACAGGTAATGATATTAGTAAGATGATCATTAATCTACCTTATAAAGAACCTTCACAAACATTGTTCCAAATGCTAAACTTTGTAAGTGCAACTGCACAGAAGTTTGCTGATACTACAGAGCAAGTTATTTCTGAAGGTGCTAACTATGGACCAGTAGGAACCACTATGGCATTGCTAGAAGCCAGTAGTAAGTTCTTTAGTGCAATCCATAAACGACTTCATAAATCACAACATCGAGAATTTACTTTAATAGGTAGAATTAATAACGAATATCTTCCTGAAGAGTCAATGGTAGATATTCCGTCTAATGCTCTAACCATTTATAAAAGTGACTTTGATGGTCGAGTAGATATCATTCCTGTTTCTGATCCTAATATTCCTTCATCTGCTCATCGTATGATGATGGCACAACTAGCACTACAGCTATCTCAGTCTGCACCTCCTGGCATGTTCAATGTAGAGGAACTAAATAGGACTATCCTTACAGCAGCTAATCTACCTAACCTAGATAAGATTATGCCACGTAAGCCTGATCCTGAACCTCTTGATCCTGTAAGTGATATACAGGCTGCAGTTAAAGGAATGCCTATTCAAGCTTTTTCTGGTCAAGATCATCAAGCACATATTCAAATTAAGACTTCTTTTATTCAAGACCCAATGAACGGAGGTAATCCTTTAATGCAAAGGATTGTTCCTATACTTCAGGCTAATATTCAAGAACATATTATGATGAAATATAAAGAACAGATACTAGGAGTATCAGAACAACTTATCCAACAGCATGGACCACAGGCAGTAGCTAGTGGAATGGTTGATCCTAATGATCCTCGTATTCTTGATCAAGTTCAAATGATGGCAGCGCAGCAGGTTCAACAAGCTAATGCAGCAATGGCAGCACAGCAAATGGCACAAACACCAGAAGCACAAATGCTGGGACTAGAACAACAACGTGTTCAATTAGAAGAACAAAAATTACAAATAGAAATAGCAAAACAAACTGCTGACAGTACATTGAGAAATAGAAGTATAACTCTTGATGAACAGGAACTACAACTTGATATGTTCAAAGCAGGTGTAGATATATCATCTAAACAAGAAGAAAAACAAAAAGACCGTGATGCAAAAATGGCTATTGTTGCTCTTGAAGGTCTTCTTGATTTAGCTAAGAATACAGAAAATGTTGATCGAGATAAAGCTTTAAAAGCAGCAGATGTAATAAGTAAACTTATTGATACAGATATAATGAGTAAGAGATAGTATGGAATTTTGGGAACAGATGGGTAAAGAGCTAACAGATAAAATTGAAGGAATAAAGAATTCTCTTGCATATGGAAATGTTTCTAGTTATGATGAATATCGTCAAGCAGTAGGTACAGTTGAAGGACTGGAATGGAGTAGAGAATGCTTGAAGGAAATTATTAATAATAGATTCAAAATAGAAAAGGACTAAGTATGCAAGCAGTACGAATGGATAAGACTATAGATAATTCTGAGTGGTTGACTGATGAAGATAAATTGATTGACAAAGCTACCCTACCAGCTTTGCCTGGATACCACATCTTAGTACAACCAGTATCTGTAAAGAAAGAAACTAAAGGAGGAATCATTCTTCCTGATCGTATAAAGGATGATATATCTTATCTGACTACAGTAGCTAAAGTTTTAAAATTAGGTGACTTGGCTTATAGGGATGAAAATAAATTTCCTCTAGGTGCATGGTGTAAAGAAGATGACTATATCTCTTTTGGAAAATTCAATGGTCAAAAGTTTGTATACAAGGGAGCAAAGCTTCTTCTTTTATTTGATGATCAAGTAATCATGCGAGTAGATGATCCTATGCATTTAGATACTACATATAATTTATCAAATTAATATTTGTATAACTATACACTTATAGTATAGTATGTATATACAATACAGCGCAAATCGTTAGACTTCGCTACTAACGTAAAACAAGGAGTTAATAATGAGTGAGCAATGGTCAACAATAGAAGTAGAGGCTTCTGAAAAAAAACCAGAAGTAGAGATTGAGATTGAAGGGCAGGAAGAAGTAGAAGCTGCTCCAGAAATTATAACTGATCAATCATCTAATGAAGGTTATGAAGAAGAAAAGCCTAAAGAACTAGAAGGGATTGAGACACAAGGTGCACAAAAACGCATCAGGCAATTAGTTAAACAACGTAAAGAACGAGATGAAGAATTAAATACTTTACGAAATGAATTGCTTAATCTTAGAGAAACAGTAAAAACAAAAGATACACAGCTATCTTCTAGTTTTAAAACTTCTATCGATTCAAACGAATCTAAGCTTACTTCTACTTTAGAAATAGCTAAAGACGTTTATAAACAAGCTGCTGAATCTGGTGATACAGATCGTATGTTAGCAGCACAAGAAACAATTAGTAAGACCTATGCTGATATGTCTCACATAGATAATCAGAAAAGAGCATGGGAAGATTATAATAATCAGGTTCAAGCTGGGGTACAAGAAGCTAGAGAAAATCCTCAACAAGCTGAACAGAAGTATGATCCTAAAGCCGTTGAATGGGCAAGTAGGAATAGCTGGTTTGGGACTGATAATATTATGACTTCTGCTGCTTTGATGATTGATAATGAATTAAAAGAAGAAGGGTATGATCCTTCTGATGATGATTTTTATAATAGGGTAGATGAAGTACTAAGGCAACGGTATCCACACAAGTTTGCTGATAGTACTACTGAAAACCAAACACCTCGTTTGCAGGATACTTCGTCAAATTCTGCTCAAGTGGTAGCAGGTGCTTCACGTACACCTAAGACTTCCAAAGCTAAAAATAAAGTCAAGCTTACTCAAGAAGACTTACGATTAGCTGATAAGTGGGGGATATCAATTGAAAAATATGCTGCCGAAAAGCTTAAAGTGGAACAAGCCGATGGCGATTATACTAGTATTTAACATAGTAGCGTGGAAGGAAAAAATACAATGACACGAGAAAATGACTCACGTACCGCAGAGCAACGAGAAAATTCTGGAGACTATACTTTTAAAGAACCTAATTGGTTGGAAATTCCTGAATCTGTAGAACTTCGTTTTAGCAATGAAGGTATGACCCTTCGCTGGCTACGTATCTCTATCCGAGATAAAGAAGACTATAAGAACATGGGTAAGAAAATGCAAGAAGGTTGGGAGGTAGTCCAAGCAGAAGAAGTACCAGAGATGATGCATTCTTCAATCGTGAGAGAAGAGGGACGTTATACAGGAGCAGTCTGTCGTGGAGACTTGGCCTTGGCAAAGATGCCGATACGCCTAGCTGAATCGCGTCGAGAGTTTTATGAGAACAAGAGTAAGGAAGTAGTGGATGCTGTTAATATGCAACTGATGCGTAATTCAGATTCACGAATGCCTATCTCTAACACAAGTCGAAGTCAAGTTACAACGGGTAGACGACCCTCTTTTCAAGATTAGTCTTTCGTTGTCAATGTATTTTATTTAGGAAAGGAAAAAATTATGACTACAACTGATAGTCCATTTGGTTTGCGTCCTTCCCGTATGCGTGGTTCCGGTTCTAATAGCACTGGTATGAATGATTATCCTGTTTCGACAGGTTATAACACTAACATCTTTACGGGTGATATTGTTAAAAATCAAGGTGGTGTTGTTAAACGGATGTGTCTTTCTATTGATCGTGCCATTGGTGTGTTCATGGGATGTCGCTTTACCGCTGCTAACGGAACGCCAACTT